AGGGTACTCCAGTCGCACCCCGCTGATCTTGGCGGATTTCACAGGAGCCTTGTACTGGCTGATCTGGTTTTCGCCCCACCTTTTGGCATCGGCGGCATCGTAGGCTTCCGGCAGGTTCCAGACGGCCTGGTGGACCCCGTAGCTGTTCTGGCTTTCCTTATCTTCCACAACGCACAGCCACTGCTCGCCCTGGTCGTCCACGCTGCCCCCCTTGATCCGAGCCCAGTTCACCAGTTTGGACACATCCCAGGAAGGGGTGTAGGAAGTAATGTGTTTTCCTACCGTAAGACGGGCCTGTTCGTTCACTGCTGTCTCTCTGCGGCGAAAGTACAGACACCGGTATTCATCCACTCCGTACACGTAATCCACGGCAAAGTCCGCCAGGGTATTCAGGGCCTCTTTCACCGTCACCCCGTCAAAGACCAGTTTGGTGGGACGGTATCCCACGCTCTGGATCTTGCTGTCGTTGTAGACCACCTGCAAGGTCTGCCGTTCCACCTGGCGGGCAATGTCCCGGACGATATCTCCCACGTCCGTATTCTCATAGGTCTTCCAGAGCATCACATTCTCCAGCCGGTTGTAGAAACCATAGCCTTTGTACACGAACTTGGTATCCGTAGTCCCTTCAATAGGCCGGCTGATGATGTACCCGCTGTACCAGGGTTTCCGGTCTCCGTACAGGTGGATGTCGATACGCTGCATATAGTCCAGCTGGGCGTTATCCGGCTGCCGGTAAAAGGTCATCTGGCACTGGCCACAGCCGGTGCTGGTGATTTCAAAGGTCACTTCATTCAGGGCATTGGCCTCGCTGCCCCCTCCGAAAATAGCCGTCCGGGTCCCGTCCTTTTTGTAGGCATAGACCACGAACTGGCCGGGATAGTACTCATGGACCTTGCCCCGGTCGCTGTTTCCTTCACCGGCCCCAGTAGGACCGGCAAAGATCCACCGGCCGAACAGGCCCCGTCCAAAGATGAAATTCGTCATACAAACCACCTGTTGGTATAGGTAATTTCCACCGTGCCCGCTCCTCCTGTGTACAGAAAGAGGTTGGCTCCCGGTTTGGCATGGAGGAAGGTGCCCGTAAAGGCATTGATGCTGTTGTCTTTATCCCGCCAGACTGTCCCTTCCCGGCCATTCACAATGGAGGTCTTGGGAGCCACCAGCAGGGCATCCGTCAGGGTGAACTTCTCTTTGGCTTCCTGGTGCCAGACCGTAAGGTTCGTCATCCGGTCCAGGGGAATGAAGCGGAAAGTGAGAGGCGTATCCACGCTCCCCAGGTTGTGGAGCACCATTTCTGCCTGCACCGTGGCCTGGGGAAAGACGAACACCACCCGGGATTCCTGGGCTTCGTAGCGGAACGGGTCTGCCAAAAGCAGGGATACTGTGATGTTGCTCCGCCTCTGTTTGAAACCGTTCTCAAACTTGTGCTTGATCTTGGACAGGCAGGCCACATGGTAAACCCGGTCTGGCCGACCTGCCATCAAGGAATAGTCCGTCTGACCAAAGAAGGTATAGGCTTCGTTCAGCACTTCGTCATGATCTTCTTCGGTAGCTCCCTCCATGGAAAATTCCACCTGAAGGGTCCGGCCGTCAATCTTCCCATCCCCCACCGCATCACTGCCATGGGCAAAGGCTCGGGACTGGAGCTTGCTCCGAAAAGTATAGCTGCCGCTGTCCGTAAGGCTCCAATGGACCGGCAGCTTGTATTCCACCCCGTCTTTGGTGATGGTAAAATTCTGTTCGTTTTCTTTTCTTTCCGGAAACATGCTCTTTCACCTCCTGGTTCCCACTACCGTTTTTTATCAGTTGTTGGAATCCTGATCAAAGGGAACGAAGTCCCCATGATTAATTTCATACCGGATTACCACGTCACCATCCTGTTTGGTGATGGCCACATCATTTTCCACGTAGGATTCAATCAGGTGCCCATTGACCATCCGGTTCTGGTAGCAGGTGGGGTTCCGATCCGTGATTCCAGTTCCAGGATCCCCCACGATTTCGCGGATGTCAGTAGCAAAAGCCGTTCCCGCAATGCCAGCTACCAGGGCCAGAGTCATTGCCATCATTTTCATGTTCTTCATCGTGCATCTCTCCTTTTTGTGCATAAAGATAGGGCAGCCGGTTTTCCGGCGCCCTTGTAGAAAGCTATTAAATTCAGGTATAAGTAAAATTGTTCCAACGGTTGGCTTTACGCTCCTCTCAGTCCTGCCAGGACAGCATCGGTGAAGCCATCCATCAGATCATCCAGATCTGCGGCGTTGTTGATGTCTCCGTAGTTGTTGAACGTGGTGTTCATTTCCCGGTTGTCCGTAGATTCGCTGGAATTTGTGATGCCTTCGGCAATGCTGTCGAATACCGCCCGATTGAGAGGCAGGGCCACTTCATCACCGGCATCCCCCAGGACACCAATAAGAGGTCTTGTAAAATAGCCGCCTTTGGCATAATGAGGAGTCTTCCCCGCTCCCTGGGCCGCACCGGCAGCCGTATTGGACGCAGCTGCTGCCATGCCGATGCCCACTGCCGCGGACGTACCTCCCGTCAGAAGGCCCGTAGCGATGGGACCTGCAGACGGGTCGATGACCAGTTTCAGCCAGGCCGCAGGAGCCAGAGCCCCGGCCGCTGCCGTTCCCTGAGCCACCGTCTTGGCGGCACTGGCCGCGTTGAGCTTATCTCCGAAGAGAGCCGTCACCAGCATCCCGGAAAGCATCTGGGAAAAGTAGCTGGCGATGGTTTTCAGCATGGCCTTTCCCAGATCCAGGAAGGCATCCTTGGCGTTCTTGGCCCCAGTCAGGATATCCGTAAAGGCTGTCTCCAGACCGCTTAAGGTGGTGGACGCCATGTCCGCGATGAGTTCCAGGGTTCCCATATGGGCATTCATATAGGCTTCCTGGTAGGTATCCATGAGAGACTTTTCCGCATCGATGTTGCTTTGCCGGAGGGCCATTTCTGCTGTGAGAGTCTCCTGCAGCAGAGCCAGGGAGTTCTGGTTATAGGCTTCATCCAGAGCCGCCTGGATGTCTTTCCCCTGGGCAAAGTAGGCATTCCGTTCTTCCATGTAGCTTTTGTAGGCCGCCGCTTTTTCCAGGTTGGCCTGTTTGTCAAAGGCGATCTCGTTGGCACTGGTCTGTTCATAGGCGATGCCCTTTTCCTTCAGGGCATTTAAAAACACAGCCTTCTCTGCACTGGTGAGACCAATGAAGTCCTGGGACAGTTTGGCGTACTTGTCATCGATGGAAGCCACCGCCTTTTCCATGTCGGACTGCATCTTCATGACTTCCTGTTCCTGTTTGGAACCATAGAGGGTAAGTTTGGCAGTAACGGCATCAAAAGACAGGTCCCGGGCTTTGTTCATCAGTTCCCGGTTTTTGGCCTGTTCTTCCGAAAGGGCGTCCAGGCGCTTCTGGGCATATAGCTCTGCCAGACGGGTCTTATCCCGTTCGTAGTTCTCATTGGCGGATTTGGATTTCTCCAGTTCATCCGTTTCTTCCTTGTACCACCGTTCCACCAGGGCACTCTTGGTCTGGAAGGTCCGGAACCATTCTTCTTCGATACTCTTGCTGGTCTGAATAGCGGCATTGGCCAACTGATCTGTTTCTCTGGAGCTTCCTCCCCCTCCGCCACCACCAGAACCACCGCCGCCTCCTCCACCTCCAGAGGGAACTGGGATATCCCCACCTCCCCCTCGAAGATTGCTGAAGTCCGGCAGCTTGAATTCCCGTTTGGCAGGAGTACTACTGCCCCCGCCACCTTCTCCACCGCTTTCGCCACCCATGGAACCCAGAGCATTGTTGGTTTCCAGGATTTTCTGGATCAAGCTGGAGAGCCAACTAATGGCTTCACTGACAAAGTTGGCAATGGTAGAAAGGGCACTAGAGGCCCAGGAGGGAAGGATGCTGCCAGCCATGTCGGACAGGATACTTCCTACTTCATCGATACAGGACCCAATGCCTTCTACCAGATAGGTGAAAGCGTTCAGGATCCAGGTCACACATTCGCTAAGGACGCTGATGAAGCTCAGCACTCCGTTCACTACCCCGCCAATCACCTGCAGGGCTGTATAGAAAGCTGCCCCCATCACGGCAGCCACCAAGGTGAACACCGGTTCCAGAGCCTGAAGGTTGGCAATAATGGACTGGGCCGCCGCGCTCATCATTGCCTGTACTGCATCCACAGCCCGGGTGACCGTTTCCATTTTGATGCCCATGGTTCCCAGCACATCTTCTACGGTCATCCCGCTTTTCCAGATGGCATAGAGAGCCGTGGCCATTGCCGCTGCTACCCCAATAAAAGGAGCTGCCGCTGCTACCGCCGCCAGAAAAGGCGCGGCCATCAGGGTCACCTTCGTCACAAAAAGCCCAATGGCCGGAATGGCAAGGCCAGTGAGAGTACTCACAATGAGGAGGATTCCTGCCTGGAATTCAGGAGGAATGGCTGTCATAAGAGCTTCCGTAAGTCCGGAAGACTGGACGGTGGCTGCAAAGTTGGTCAGCATATCCCCTAAGGACTGGAAGATCCCCGGCAGGTTTAGGGCTTCCGCAATCTGGAGGCCCACTTGGGCCGCCGACTGTTCCAGTCCATCCATGAGGGTGGACCAGGTGCCGCTGATGGTCTCACTCTGCTGATCCATCATGCCCCCGAAAGACTGTTCCATACCACTGACCAAAGCCGTAATGCCCGTTGCCGCATCAATGGCTCCTTTGGACACCCTGTCCATGGCTTCCGGTACGGAAACCCCGATCTGGTCCGCCAGCATCTTCCAGGCCGGAATGCCTGTTTCAGTCAGCTGCATCATTTCACCGGCCTGGACTTTCGACTTTGCCGCCATCTGCCCCAGGGCCAGGGTGATCCGGTTAATGCCTTCTGCTCCAAGGCCCACGCCGGCTGCCGCATCCCCCACCGCGGTTAATGTAGGAATGACCTGTTCGGCCGAAAAGCCGAAAGCGATGAACTTCTGGGCCGCCTGGGACACCTGGCTAAATTCGAAAGGAGTCTTGGCTGCAAATCCCTGCATTTTCCCCAGAAAGTCCTGGGCTTTTTCCGCGCTCCCCAGCATATTTGTGAAAGCGGTCTTGGTACTCTGGAGACTGGCGCCGGCTTTCACCGATGCCACACCCAGAGCAGCCAGTCCGGCCCCGATGCCTCCTAAGACGGCCAAGGATTTCTTGGATACATCCAGGCCTTCACTACCAAAGGCGGACTTGATCTGCCGTTTGGTGGCATTGAGTTCTTTCCGGAGGTCAGAAGTATCCGCCCCGATCTTTACCAGAAGGTCAGCGATGGTTGCCACGATCGTCAGCTCCTTTCCGTCTGAATTCCTCGAAGAAGGCATCCCGCTCGGCTGCCATTTGGCTGCTGGTTTTCCTGGGCAGGAAGGGTTTCATCAGCTTTTCCGTCCGTACCGGTTTCCGGGTATGGAGGCTCATCAGGCAGGCCACCCAATAAGCAGTCTCCCATTTCTTTCGTTGTTCTGCCCTGGCCCGGCATTCCGCCATCCGATCCAGCTCCAGGGGAGTCAGGGCATAGAATTGGGCAGGCAAAAGATGCAAAAGCCCATAGGCCACTTCTTCCGCCCACCCCAGCCACTCGTTAAAAGACGGGACTTCTTCCTGTCCCGTCGTCAGTTTTTTGGTTTCGTCTTACTCTTCCCCGGTTCTTTCCCCGGATCTTCTTCTGGAAAGATGGCGTAGTACACTTCTTTCCCCAGAATGCCGGACCCGGCAATGGCTTTCACCACCGGCTGAACGAATTCTTCCATTTCGTGGCCTTCATCGATGAGTTCCTGCATCTTAGTGGCGTACCACTGGGGATTCTTGATGCCGTGCTGCCGGAGCCCGATGGACAGAAGAGCGGTCAGGATCCCCAGGTTTAATTCCTGGTTCCGGATAATGTCCCCGGCACTTTTTCCGGTAATGTTTTCTACCTGGATCAGCCGGCTGATATCAAAATACAGGTACTGGCCAGGGCCAAAGACTTCAAAGTCGATTTTCTTCATGTTTTCCGATTCCTCCTATTTACCGGTAGAGACAACCGTTCCGTCCGCACTCTTCAGTTCACTTAAGGGTCCGTCCCCGGAAATGGTCCCAGAGAGAGTGGCCACGTCATCATGAGGGGTGGACAGACTGCATTCCGTCACAGAGCCCCAACCGGTTACATAACTTTTGTCCGGGTACTCGAATTTGATGTGGACCTGCTTTCCTGCAAAGAAAGAGGCTTCCAGGAATTTGGCCCCCTTGTCTCCGGCCAGGTACACGGATTCCAGGTCCAGGGACCAGTTCCGCAGGCCGGGGATGGTGGATTTCCACCCGCTGGACGTTTTGCTGCTGGCGTCGATTTCGTCTGCCTGCCGGGTCAGATCCCCGCTCCGCTGGCCCCCTAAGAGCAGCCAGGTGGGATTGGTATCCGATTCTCCTGCGTTCAGATAGATCAAATAATCCTTGCCGGCAGTCGCCGTATTGGAGGCTTCGCTCCGGCTGGGAAAAGTGGTAGTTGCCATATTACTCCTCCTTATGGATATTCTGGATGAGGACTTCCAGGGTGATCACCCCGCTGTAGCCCATCTCATCCTCCGTGTATGTTTCGTAGAAATCCACCCCCTGGGCGGATACATAGAATTCATCAGGGGAAAGATCCAGTTGGATGCTCCCGAACAGGTTGATGAGTTTTTCTGCCAGAGAGTTGATTTCATACCGTCCCTTGTAATTGCTGTAGATATGGATGTGGGCCGAAAGGTGGGTCATATCCTCGGTTTTGGTGGATTTGTCCTGTACGGTCATGGTCCCCAGGGTGATAAACGGCAGCACCGCCTCCTGAGGCACGTAGTCATAAACCGCCAGCCCTGTGTGTTCTCTGAGAAAGGCCACCAGGGCCTTATGGATGGCATTGTTGGGTAATCGCTTCATGATTCTTGGACCGCCTTCTTTACATCACGGATCAGCTGGGGTTCCACATAGTCGTAGGAAGGCTTGAAGAAGGGCTTCCCTGCCTGGGCCGGAATCCGGGACCGTTTCGTAAACACAGGGCCTCTCTTAAAGAACCGGAGGGCCTTTTTCTTCTTGGGCCTTACCGTATGGGCCCTACTGCCGAATTCCACCAAATGGGCATAGGGCACATTGCTGTACACCTGGCCTTCCAGCTTCACCGTGGAAAACCGGGTCTTGATGGATTTCTTCAGTTTTCCCGACCGCACCGGTACCCGCTGCCGGGCTTCCCGGGCTACCGTGTTCGTCCCGTTTTTCAGGACTGCTTCCACCCGAAGTCTTGTCTTCCCATCCCAGGCAGAAATCTGCCGGATGGCTTTACTCAGTTCCCCTTCTGGAACTTTTACCGTAAATACGGCCATGGCTACACCCCCTGTTCATACCGATGGACGATCAACGTGGTACTGTCCCGGTAAGTATTGTCCACGGTCTCGATTTCATAGATTTCCCCCGAAAGCTTGAACCGCCAGCCTCTCCTGATGTCCTTTCGGGGCCGGATTTTGAGACGCAATTGCTCCCGATTCATGGGAGTCCCCTGGGCTTCCTGTTCGGCATAGTTTGTCTGGATCACCTGGGCCCAGATTTTCCCTTCTTCTTCATAGTCCGTATGAAAGCCCCCGTACCCGTCTTCGGAAGGAATAGGCCTAAGAAGGGTAATCCGTTTATCCATCTTCCCGATTTTCACTAGAAGGCTTCCTTCCTTTCCCCAAACAAAAGAGAGCGCAGGGTGAGAAGCAGATTGTGATAATCCGCATCCTCCCTGTGCTCATAGAGATAGGCTACCGAAAAAAGGACGGCCATTTTGAAGGCCGCCGTTTCTTCCGGTTCTTCTTTCCGCAGGGTGTCCAGACAGAGCCGCTCGGAAGAAGCGATGAGACGGGTGATCAGCTCATCTTCTTCACTTCCGTCTACTCTCAGATAGGCTTTGGCTTCCTCAAGCGTTATGAGTCCCGTCACTGCCATGCTCATCGCCTCCCTCTAAAGCGGTCATCA